GGACGGCATGAAGCCACGGTAGCGGAGCGTCACGGCTTGGCCTCCCACTTGCCGGGCACTGGGGCCTGCCGTGCTTGCAACGCCTCGACCTGCATCTCGCGCTGGCGCTCCGCCTCCGCCTCCGCCGCCGCCTGGTTGACCATGATCTCGGCCTCGATCTCCTCCAGGTTGGCGTCGGCCTTGATGCGCCCGCCCTCCTGTAGCGCTTCGAGGATGACCATCGTCGGGACCTTGAGCTTCTCGGCGAGCGTGCCCCAGGCCGTCATCGTGGCGGCGTCCATCAGGCCCAGCTCGAAGTCCTTGTTGAGCGAGAGCGTCGGCGCCTGCGCCGACGGGATGCCGAGGTAGCGGGCGTGAATCTCCAGCGCCATGTTGAGCCAGTCCTCGACGCCCTGGCCGGCCGTCGAGAGGGTGGCGTTCTCGGCCACGCTATCGATGCGCTTGGCCTCCGCCGTCTCGACGCCGCGCGTCTTCTTGCTGAGGAAGCTGGCCCCGAGCTCGCCCATCTCGTCGCGCTCGTCCTGCTTGCTCTCCCGCAGCTTGTCGAGCGAGTTGCCGGTGAGCTCGCGCCACAGGAAGTCGCCGTCGGCCTTCGTCTCGACCAGGACGCCGGGGCCGAGCTCGAACCGTGGGGCGACGGGGCCGCCGTCCACCTTGTTGGTCTTGCCCGTCGCCGCGAGGCCGCCCTTGAGTAGCGGCTGCGGGAAGGCGCATAGCTGCTCATTCCAGCGCTTGTCGGTGGCGATCCGCCAGTGCTGAAGGTTGCACCACGCGAGGTCTGTCAGGGGCGGGTGTGCGGTGAACGGCGCATCGGTCCTGCCCCCGTAGCCCACGGCTAGGGGGATGACGTCGAAGGGGACGCCGGCCGCGTCGCGAAAGATCCCGGCGCCGAGCTGCCGGAGCCCCGTCACTTGCCCGCTCAGGCCCTTCTCCTCGACCACGAGCCGCCACGAGGCGGCCCAGGCGATGACGGGCTCCGCGCCCTTCGGGGCGACGTTCTGCTGCGTCAGCTTGAGGACGCGGTAGGCGGGCACCGTCTCCGTGGCGAACTCCCCCGTCTTCCGCGTGTAGTTCTCGCGCAGGACGACCTGGACCGGCACCTCGACGTTGTTGACGACAGAGGTCTCCCACGAGAGGATGTCCAGCCGCTGGTAGGGCGCCCAGCGCGGGCGGAGGTTGAGGCGCTCCTCGTCGGCGAGCGTCACCACCGCGCCCTCGGGCACGGGGGGCATATCGACCAGGATGCCGCCGAAGCCGTCCGCTATGGCGTCCTCGGCCCGGCGCTTGGCGAAGACCGGCCCCTTGGTGCCCTTGCCGTCGATGTTCCACCACTGCTCGGTCATCGCCGCCGGCCAGCCCTCGGAGGGCTCCGGCTCCTTGGCGAAGAGCATCCCGACCGAGGCGCTCAGGCTACGCGCGAGCCCGCCGTAGACCTTGGCCGAGCGGGCGCGCTTGAGGTAGTTCTCCTGCTTCTCGGCCTTCCACTTCGGGATGTAGGTGGCGCACTGCTCGTGCATCCGGGGCGTGCCGCCGAGGAGGTCACGGATCAGAGTGACGAGGGGCAGCGCGTCGAGGTACTCGCGACGCGGCTTCGAGGGCAGGGCGTTGGCGTCCATCGTCAGGTCTCTTTCATGCCCCTAATAATCCGGCGCAGAGTAGGGGAACGGCGTAGAACGTGGAGAGCGGAGCTCACTCTCTCGTGCGTTGTGAAATCCGTCACGCCAGGGGTTAGCGCTGCCACCTCTTGGCGAATCACTTGCCGCGATTCATCGCCAACGGGAATAGCGCATCCCACCTGCTTGCGATGGCCCCGCCGGAAGCGGATTCGCTTTCCGGTTATCGTGTCGTATCGCTCCGGCGCGGGATCGCCGCACCCACAGGCACAGTACCGAAGACCTTTCGCCATATGCCCTCGTGCAAGGGTCGCGTTCACATCTCCCAATCCGAGAAGCTCACTTCAGACACGGGCGCCGCCAGTTTGGCGAAGGCGCCGTCGGTTGCGTCCACTTGATCGTCATGCGCACCGGTCGGGAAGTCGGCGGCCTCCGCCCTCAGCGCATCGCGCCACGGGCGCTCGGGCGTATCGGGGCACAGGAGCACGTTGCCCGCCTCTACGGCCGAGGCCAGGGGCTGCGCGCGGCCGACCTTGCTGCCCGTGGGGTGCTCGGTGTAGACGGGCATTCCGAGCGCCTGGACGCGCCGCACGATGTCGGCCGTGCGCTCGGCGCCCTGGATCCCGGCCTCCGTCTCGAACCACCACACGACGCGCCCCGGCCAGCGTGCGAGGTCGAGGCGCGCCACGTCCTCGATCGCCGCGTCACGGCGCGCGGGCGAGTGCCGGAACCGGGCCTCGTCCACCACGGCCGTGCGCCCGTCGGCCATGCGGCAGAGCAGCGCGCCAGCGGTGTAGTCCGGGTCGTGCCCGCCGCCCTTGGCCTCGGTCCCCGCGGTGTCCCAATACCTGACCATCGGCCCCACGGCCGGCACGGCGTCGAGGAGTTGCCACCAGGCCCACTTGAACATCCCGCCCTCGCGCGGGCGCGGACGGCCCTGGACGAGGGAGGCGAAGCCGTACTCGCCCAGTTCGTCCCGCTTCTCCGTGAGCCAGTCCTCGCCCCGCATCTCGGGCCACAGCGGCGCGCCCTCCGCGCGCCCCAGGGGGTCGCCCGGCTCTGCCCTGCCCGGCAGGTCGATGATGCGCCAGCGCGCAGCCTGGCGGTCGCGCAGGCGCCCGGCCGGGTCGTCCTGGTGCCAGCGACTCATCGTGAAGAGCACGGCGGTCAATGGGTCGCAGCGCGCCAGGATGTCGTTGGTGATCCAATCCCAGACGCGGTCGCGGTGCGCCTGGCTCTCCGCCTCATCGCGCGAGCCGAGCGGGTCGTCGATGTCGATGAGGTCGGCGTTGACTGAGGCCACGCCGGCGCCGGCGCCCACGGCACGTACCCCGCCGCCGGCCGCCGTCTCCCACTCGCGGGCCGCGTCCCGGTCCTCGCTCATCACCACGCCACGAGCACGGGCAAGGCGGCGGACGTGGCGACTGATGAGGTCGGCCTGCTGCTGGTTGTACGAGCAGACGAGGATCCGAGTGGCGGGGTTGCGCTCCAGGCGGTAGGCGTCGTAGCCGATGCTGTTGTGCTCCGTCTTCCCGTGCCGGATGGCGACCTGGAAGAAGACGCGCCGCAACTCGCCGGCGGTCACCCGGTCCAAGGCGTCCTGCATCATGCGGAAGTGCGGCGCCGTCCAGTCGAACTCGGGGCGGGCCACTGCGAGCCAGTCGGCGTAATGGGCGGAAACGGTGGGCGCGGTGGGCGCGCGCCTGCGCCGCCGGTGCTCTGTCTCCAACTCAACGGCGTAGCGCGCGAGGGCCGTGCTCATCCGAGGCCCAGGGCCTTGCGCTTGGCCTCGAGCTCGGCGTCGGTCAGTTTCGCCACGTCCTCGAACTTGATGCGATCCGCGAACATCCCGAGGTGTTTGCCGAGGAGTTCGGCCGCGCGGTTGGCCACGGCGCCGTCGTACTCGAACGCCCCGGTCGAGTTCCCGTCGCGGTCGAGGACCTCGACGGCCTGGAGGGCGCGCTCGAGGTTTTCCTTGAGTTTGGTCAGGATGTACTGGACGGTGATCCCGCAGTCGGCCGCGTGCTTTGCGTCGAGAACGGCGACCGCCGCGCAAACGTCAACATCAGTCAACAACCGCGCGCCTTGCTGCTTCGCCGTCTTGGCGCTGTAGCCGGCGCGGATGGCGGCTCGCGTGGCGTTGTGGTCGATGACGTACTCGGTGACGAATAGCGCGCGCTTCGGGCTGAGGTTGGCCGGGTGGGTCACCCTAGGTCACCGCGACACGGGCCGCAGGACGAGCCGCGCGGCGAGGGCGTAGACGAGGCGGGGGCACCACCAGGGGCACGGGCGCACGATGGTATGGCGGAACTCATCGCGCACCAGCTTGCGGAGCGCGCGGTTAGTCACCCGCGGCCACCGGACACGGCGGCGGCCCGGCCCCGGGCTGAAGTGCCGCGTTGCACATCG